GGGCTCTGGACCAGCGCCAGCGCGCGCCGAAAGGAGCGCCGGCGGGCACGCTGGGCTGGCTAGCGGCGGCCTATTTCGGGTCTTCGGAGTTCAAGGCCCTGGATCTTGTCTCGCAGCGGACCCGTCGCGGGATCCTCGAGGGCTGCCTGCTCGAGCCGCGGGAACCTGGATCCGCCGACCTGATGGCACTCTGCCCGCTCGAGGTCTTGGCTGCGCCCCATATCCTGATGCTTCGGGACCGCCGAGCGGACAAGCCCGGATCCGCAAACAATCGGCTGAAATACCTGTCGGCCATGTTCGGGTGGGCGGTCAATCGCGGGATCCTGCGGGCCAATCCGGCTCGGGACGTTAAGCCGGTCAGATACGCAAGCTCCGGGTTTCACAGTTGGACGCCAGCGGAGGTCGTCCAATTCGAGCGAAGGCACCCGGTCGGGTCCAAGGCGCGGCTGGCGCTGGCACTCCTGCTGTTCACCGGGCCGCGCCGGGGGGACGTTGTGACCTTCGGCCGCCAGCACGTCAAAGACGGCTGGATCCGCTTCGTACCCCGGAAAACCCGCTACAAACGGTCAACGCTCCTCGAGATCCCGATCGTGCCTGAACTGGCCAGGATCCTCGCGGCAAGCCCCACGGGCGAATTGACATTCCTCGAGACGGAATATGGCCGGGCATTCTCGGCCGCTGGCTTCGGCGGCTGGTTCCGGAAACGGTGCGATGAGGCGGGGCTCAAGCATTGCAGCGCCCACGGGCTCCGGAAGGCAGGGGCAGCCATCGCGGCGGAGCGCGGTGCGACCGACCGCCAGCTCATGGCGCTATACGGCTGGACAACGGCGAGCCAGGCGACGGTCTACACTGCGGCGGCCGACAGAAAGAAACTGGCCGGCGAAGCCGCAAGGCTATTGGGTGGCGATCGAACAGAGAACGAACCTGCCCCACTCGCGATTGCCCCACCTTCTAAGACTTTGAAAAATGGATAGAATTTCCTGGACTGGCAGGAGTGGAGGGGCTGTTAGCCCCTTGCTACAAAACAGTAATTCGAAAAGTGGGGCAATTTCCACCCCATGTTGGCGTATGGGAAACCCGATTAACTGCCCCACCCTCCCTCGATCCGAACTCGCGGCGCTGGGGATAAGGCAGCTCACAAAGCGTGAGGCCAAAGCCACGCCGATCGAGTTCCCCGACTTGCTAATTTCGATCGCTCGAACGGCGGGAGCACCCCATGCCGAAATTTCCAAATCTCTATTTGGAGAATTTGGAAAATGCACTTCCCGCTAACGGCGCTCATGGTGAGCACGACAGTTTTTTGTCGTGCGAGGACACCATGCGCAACCGTCGAGCAACCCTTGAACAGCCCCTCCCGCCGGTTCGGCTCAAACCCGGCGACCCCCGGCTGAGGGACTAGCGATGCTCCAAAATGTCGAGCCGCTCATCTGGAACGCGATTGGTGGTGTCTTAGGCGCTGCCACGTACTGCCTGCTGATCAGGTGGGGACGCTTCGCTCAGCAATGGCGATCCTGGTTCCTGCAGGAGAAATGAGATGCTTGTGGCAATGCCAAAGTTCGAACAGACCTTTTGCAGTTCGTGCGGCGAGGCCTTCGGTCCAGGCTACAGTGGCTACTCTCATTGCGACCAGCACAAAGAGGTCCGTATGACCCCAACGGTCGAAAGGGTGATGAAGCAGTTCGAGAGCGCCCTCGCACGGAAGCGCGCCTACGGGCCGCCATCAACGCATTAGGAGAAGGTGGAATGCATTGCCACCATCGTGCACGAGGAATGAAACATGGGCCTCACAGTCAAATGGATCGACGGCGGGCGCGAGCCCGGGGCCAAGCCAAACCCGGCTTATCCGAACGGCGTCGCCGTCGACGCCACGGCCGGCGAGGAGCCGTACTGCTATGCGGTCCTCCCCTACCCGGCCAAGCGCTGCGGGCATTTCGTGATCACGTGCGACGCCTGCCGGCAGCATGTCGTCGTCCCCACTGCCGGCCGGCCCGACGATCCGCGCTCGCTCAAGCTCGCCTGCATCAAACCGGAGCATTGAAACCATGGCCGACAAGAAAGCGCTGGAGCTTCTGCTGCAGAAGCTCACCGACGAGGGCAAACTGGTCGAGGCCGGATGGGTCGGGCTGCGGCTGGCGGTTGGCCTGGAGAATGCGCCGGCCGACCAGTTGCGCGAGATGCGCTTGGCCTTCCTCGGCGGCGCGCAGCATTTGTTTTCGAGCATCATGACCGCGCTCGACCCGGGCGACGAGGCGACCGACGCCGACCTCAATCGAATGAGCTTGATCTCGGCCGAGCTTGAGGCGGCGGCGAAGGAGCTTGTGGCCAGCTATGACAAACCGCCTCGTGCAACAAAACCCGAAAAACCCGACAATTTGTCAACAGCGCACGGGCTCGGCGACGCGCCCATCGAGGCGGACTACCGCGAGATGATGAACTCGATGGCGGTCTATCTCGACCGCTTTTTCAACGGGCCGGCGGCGAACACCAGGGACGCGGGGCGCACGACCGGCTTCGTGCTGATGGTGTTCCCGTTCAGCGCCGACGCCGATGGCGCGCACCGCTGCAATTACATCAGCAATGCCAGCCGCGAGGATGTCGTGGTGCTCCTTAAAGAACAACTGGCAAGATTTGAAGGTCAACCTGAAATCGAGGGGAGGGCTTAATGGGAGGCAGGAAAGCAATCGATCTAACCAATCAACGCTTTGGACGGTTGGTTGTTTTGCGCCGTGCTGACTGCGCCAACGGACATGCGCGATGGCGCTGTCAATGCGATTGCGGAGGGCAAAAAGTTGTCGAAATCTTACCGGGCTTTTCTCGAAGACATGGGCCGCAGACCAACACCGAAACATTCGATCGACCGTATCAACAACGACGGAGACTATGAACCGGGCAACTGCCGATGGGCGACCGCGACAGTGCAGCAAAATAATCGGCGCATTACGCTTGCGCGGTTCGAGGGAAGCCCGGATGTCACCGGGCACGCGTAAGCGCAGCCGGATTGAGCAACGGCAACTCCAACCAGGCGGGCTTCGCCGGCTGACGGCAGTCGCGGATGTCGCGGACCAGATTGGCGATCAGCTCGGCCTGCGTTTTGTTGCGCTCGGAAGCGTTGGCGGCGACTTCGCCGAGCACATAGGCGGCGAACCCGAGAAACCCAACATTGACCATTAGCAGCGCGATCGCCAATGGCGTCGACTTCATCGCATCCAGGGTGCTGGCGGCAACCTTTCCAACTTCCTCTGGAATACTCATCGGCTACGTCCCCGCGTCATCTTCCGGCGCATCCACGGCCTGCGGCATTTCCTCGCCCATGGGCTTCACCACTTTGTCAGGCTTGCCGTCATAGTTTTCATCGGGGATATTCTGGAACAGCAACGCCTCGCTCGCGCGGCGGCGCGTCAGTCCCGCCAGCACCTTGCCGCCGCCCTTGTTCCACTTGGCAAATTCCTTCGCCGCCCCGGCAAAGTCATTGGCGTTGACCTTCTTGAGCAGGGTGGACTTGCCCAGGTTGCCCTCGCCGCAGTTGTAGGCGAACGACACCAGCGCATCATACTGCCACGGCTCCAGCGGCACCTTGACCAACCTGCGCACGGCCGCCTCAAATCCCGCCATGTCGGAGAGGAACTCAGCATCGCATTCGACCTGGGACCACACGTCGCCGGAGTTGAACTTGCGGCCGTGGTGGTTGGTGTGGCCGTGACCGATGGTCAAAACGCCAGCTGGGCATTTGTACGCCTTAAACTTGCCCTCGTGCGGTTTGAGACAACCTTCAAAGTGCTTTATGAGGTTGGCACACGCGGCGGTGAGCTTGCGATCATCGTTCATTTCTTTGCCTCTTCAGCGCATGAACATCAGCAGCAGCAGCACGGCCAGGATCGGAAGCGTGCTGGCGGAAACGATCTGCGCCACCAGCAAACGGTCAATCGGGCGGCGATAGGTCATGACGACCCTCACAAGCTTGTGGAGAACGCGACATTGAGCGTGTCCCCGTTCACCACAGCCTTGTCGCCGGTCGAGAACGTCCCGGCCGACCACAGCACGCCGCCGGTGTCGTCCTTGGTGGCGACCGCGCCGGTGCCGAAGACCAGGAACGCGCCCTTCACGGTGCCGGTGCTGGTGATGGCGAACGACAGCGCCGCCGACAGCGCCTTGCCGCCCGCCGAGGCCGCCGACCACACCGCGGTCTTGCGGTTGCCGGTATAGGTTGGCGCGTTGGCGCTGCCAGCCTCAAGCCATCCGACGTGCGATGCCATCGTGTCGCCGGCCGCGACAGCCGTGTACGACACAGACGAGATCAGGCTCATGAACGGCCCGACCACGGTGTAAGCCGCGCCGGCAAAGGCGGTGTCCAGCATCAGGTTCTTGCCGACCGTGCAGACCACGTTCTCGATCGTGTCGCGCCACTTGAGTTGGCCGTCCGCGCCGATGCATTCCATCTCGTAGCGACCGTGCGCCTCGGCATATTCGCTGAGGCCAGAGCCGCGAATTACGGACGCGTCGTTGTATTCGCGCGCCTGCGCGCGTTCATCGGTCATGAGTTTCTCCTTTTGGAAGGTCGTTATGTGAGCGTCGGCAGCGGATCGATGTAGCAAGTGCCGGATGTCTTACCGATGCGCACGTTGATGTAGATGAAACCCTTCATCTGCGGCTGCGGCGAGGTCAGCGTGGTGACGAGCTTGAACGGCGACCAGCCGGCGCCCGAGCCGCCGCCGTTCCAAGTGCTGCCGTCCGAGGACACAGCAGCGGCAGCCGCCAGAGGATGCGATTTGCACGTGGTCTTGAAGCTGGCGATCGGCGAGCCCGAGCTGCCGAGGTACTGCACGTCCATCCAGATCTCGTCGTTGTTCGGCAACGATGCGGAATTCACCGTGCCGTGGACCGTGACGATGACATCGGCGCCCGTTGTCTCGGACCAGATGGCCAGCGGCAGCATGCGATAGGGCGTCAAGAACGCCGCCTGCGCATTGGTGACGATCTTGTCCGAGGTCGGCGTGGTGCCGTCGGTGGCGCCGCCGACGCGCGTGATCGAGGTCTCGGTAACTTGCGAGCCTGCGTACTCGTCCCGGGTGGCCTTGTAGTTGGTGGCCCCGCTGTCGCAGCGCACGGTGATGACGGGGGTCGCCGGATAACCACCCACGTTCGTAGTCCCGTAGCGGGTCATGCTGGCGTGAAATTTACAGTCCTCAAACACGACAGGAGCGGCAGACACCGGCTGGTTTGCGAACAACTGGCCGGAAAACGCCGAGAAGTCGATACCCCGACAAGTCATGCTAAGCGTCGGGCCGGAAGTATACGTCGTGAACAAAGAGGCCGGGAACGTCGCACCTTGGATAGCGGACGGTGTGTTGCGCCATTCCCAGCTCGCGCTTTGAAGCCGAATAGTTTGGCCGGTAGCTGCAAACTGCACCGTGCAATTATCCCACAAAACATGAGAGGGAGCGGCGCCGAGGGTCCCAATGGCTATCAATGCAGATGCATTGGTATTGACCAACGTGAATGCACAGTTCTTAAAAGAGAAAAAGGTCCCTTGCGAAGACACACCCCCGATTGTCAACTGGGTGCCGGATGAAGACCCATCGCCAGCCCTGAAATTTATCCCTTGGTAAAAACAACTCACGACCCCCGGAGTGTTGAGATTGATGGCAGTCCCGCCGGTTGTCGCAATCGACGCTCCGGTATTGTAATTCGCCTCGACCGGCGGCAGGGCCGCCGTACGATCCACGCAGATTGCGTAAGTGGGAGCGGCAGCCGTGGCAGGCCCCGACAAGTTCAAGGCCGTCGCCTGCGTCTCGGCGTGGTTGTCGGCGATCCAGAACTTGTGCCCGGCCGCGCCCCAGTTGGGGGCATAAGCGTTGGCAAGCCGTGCGTGCGGGGCGCCCCAGGCCGGGAAGTTGCCGACCGGACCGAGTGAGGTCCACACCGCCGTGGTGTCGGTCGTGGTGACACCAGCCGTATCACTGAACGACGGCTCGGAGGCACTCATCGCCCCCGCCGTCGTGCATATCTGGTAGCTGGCGCCGCTGCTGCGCTTGATGATCTGCCCGAGCACGGCGGGCGTGGCGGCTTTCACCTGTGCCCAGGTTGCCGTGCTGGCCAGATCGCCGTTGACGGCAGGCTGGCCGGTGCATTCCTGAAACGTAACTGTATTAGATACAGTTTTTGCGCCTCGAGTTAGCGTCCAAGCTGGTTCGCTTCCTGCACTTGTACCACCCACAATAACCACGAACACCCGCTCAGAATTGACCGCAGGTGCCGCCAACTGACGAATAATCTGACCGGCCGCATAGGCCGTGGACACAGCAAACTGCGTAGCCGCTGTATACTTAACCGAAGAAACATACCAAGTGGTGTCGACGAGGGCGATTGGAGTTACTCCTGCTGGAGTGCCATAATGCGCGACGGGACCAGTGGCTTGAGGCCGAGTTGCTGCGTAGAGGCTAGTGCGATGGCCAAGGGCTTATGCTCCCAACGCTGTACCCGAACTCAACCGCGAGCTCTTGACTGGCGGCACGCCGGAATTGACCTGTACTGGCGACAGCCCCGCGATCGTTGCATTGCGCATGACAGCACTCGCCAGCGTCGCGCTTGGACCGTCCGATGCCGACGCCGCTTCCACCACCGCCGCCGTCAAGATGCTTGGCGCGGTCACCGAAGCGGCGGCCAACTCGGCAGCGGCTGCCGCCTCGGCGAGCGCGACAGCGTAGCCAACTCCAGCGTTGACTGCGTCGGCTGCGATCACCGCCTCGACGACGGCTGCCGCGTAGGCAAGCCCGGCATTGACGGTGGCCGCCGCACTCGCCGCCTCGCGCATGATCTCGCCGAGGTAGGCATCGATATGATCACCGACCGAGGCCGGGTCATCGACCAGCGTGGCAAAGACCACGTTGCCGGTGCCCGGTGCGTCCAGCGCCGATGCAGCCTCGGCGAGCCCCGCCGCGATCGCCGCCCGCCGCCGCAGTTGGCTGACGCTACAGACGAGCATTAGGACGGCTGCTGCAAGCTTGGGTCCGGCGTGTACGCCCGGATCTCGCCGGTCGGTTGGAATTGACCTGCCGGCTTCTCTTGCGGCGGCTCCGCGTCATAGTCGACGCCCGTGGTGCCGGTATTCTCACCGTTGATCCATCTGTCGCTGCCGTGCAGCAGGATATCCGGGCGCTTGCCTAGCAGCTTCTCTGCCGGCGCCGGCAGCCCTTCCGGGTGTTCATCCGTCGGCGGCTGTCCTACCGGGTCGACGGGGATCAAGGTGAACTGTCCATCCTTGTCCTTGATCGGAATGCCGTTGTCGTTGCGCTCGTAGTCGATGAAGGCACGGCGGTTGGACTCGACGCCAGTATCGAGCATCACGCCGGTGAACAACTGAAACTCGGCCAGCTCGACCCAACTAATGTCATTGACATAAGCAGACGTCCCAGGGATGCCGAACGCCTGGCCGCTGGTGGGAATCGGGCCGGGGGCATAGCTCCCACTGGGTGGCGATGGGACCGGCTCGCCCATGAAATTGTCGCTGAACGTCCCGGAAAGGCTGTATATATTCTCGGTCAAGATGGTATTTGGCCCAAGACCGTCAGGTGCATCCCGATTGGGGCCCATGTTCTCCGGCCCCCGATAGTCCTTGTCGTCAATGGCGTACCACATCTGGCAGGAACTGCTGGCGAACGGATCTCCTATCGAAAGGCTCCCGCTCAGGTCGAACGACAACAGCAAATGGTGCCACTCATCTGGCGTTATCGACAGGTTCGTTTCCGGGTCTGACAGTATGGCAGTTCGAACATGGAAATACTCAGGGGGTCCGTATAATATCGTGGGCGAAGCGTCCTTGAGAGTAAGACTATAGCTGCGGGGAATCCCGGTAAAATTATAAAAGGCAGATGTTGCAACCCAACCCACCGCCGCATAAGCCCCATAAGTATCCATCTGCAAGTTGAATTCCAGGTCGAACGTCCCGTCGCTGTAGCACTCGAGCCCGATGTAAGACGGCCCGACGTCATATGGATCGCCCACAGTCTCCCAACCGTAAAAGGCTTCAAAATGATGAAACTCGCTAACCGGATTAACCAGGATATCGCCGTACAAATAACTGAAGTTCTGCTGCTGTTGCGACGTGCCGAACACGACCAGCGGGAGTCGGATCACAGGAGCAGTAGCGGGACCTCCTGGTCCTGTGTGCCCTAATGCCGCCAACACCGACTCCTTCGGCACCCTAAACCAAAACGAGATCACCGCCTTGCTGAAATTCGGAATGCCTTTCGGTATTTGCAGATAACTCATCCGAGCTTCTTGAGTTGAGGACGCCGGGCAGAAGGTGGCTCAGGTGGAGGCCCTGGAGGGGCACCGGCTTTGTCGCCGAACTCAACCGCAAGCCCGCCGCCCACCTCATCCCAATGCACATTGTAGATGCGCGTTAGCAAATCCTGAGAGTAAGCTCCAACCGGCATCAGATATCCGTGCGCAGGAACGGCAACGTCACCGACAGTCCCGATGGCGCAGCATTATCGGATTGCGTGACCCGGAGCGCATAGCGATCGCCCTCGGCAAAATCCACCAACGCCGGAATATTGAACGCGCCCGGTTGCCCGCCGTCGGTATCGATGGAGCTGCCGGCGACAAACGTGATGGTGCCGATCTCGACCCTGTTCTTCTCGATCGACAAAATGATGTTGGTGCCCGTGGCAATACCTACATCGAGATAGGCGTAGCAATGCGCATCCCCGCTCACCAACTGCATCGTGCGGGTGGCGATGCCCTGGAACAGCAGTTCATTCGGCACGCGCTGGATGCTGCCGGGCATAAAAATGATGGCGTCGAAGTTGATGTCGTAGAGAGGCATCCAGAATTGATAGAGCGGATTGCCGCTACCGTCGGCGGCATTCGGGTCGAAGACCGCTGGCAGCGCCGGGGTGTTATGATCGACCAGCACCTGGAACATGCCCAGGCCGCGGACCGAGATCAATTGTCCCCTGGTATACGGCGTGCTGTTGAGCCATTGCCCGATATAGGTAAGCGTTGCGATCGGCAGCGGGATGACCTGGGTCGTGCCATCCGTGAACAGGATCGTCATGCTGTTGGGCGAGGAGCTGATGCTGTCGATCTGCTTGCCTTCGTCCAGAGCCGCGTTGAGCTCCACGATCCGCTGATCGACATCGTAGAAATTGCCGTCGACCTGCGCGGCGCTGATCGGAGCCCCGGTTCCGGCACCCCAGGTGCCGGATGTAACGTAGACGACCGTCATACGGCTACCCTATGGTGTCCATAAAATCTTCGTCGACAAATGGTATGGTTTTGTTCTTTTCCAGGGTCTTGACATTGTCTGGGTTCGGCGGATTGCTAAAGATCATTTTGACTGGCCCCCTCTCGGTATCAAACCTGACCTTCTTCAACCTCTCGACATCGACATAGTTTTTCTTGTTGATGTTGCCCTTCTCATCCTTCTGATAAACCCGCTCGTTGTCGACCTGCCGCTTGGTTTCATGCTCTGGCGAATTGCTCGAATAGCTGGCGCTAAAGCTGTACTGGAGGTCGATGAGCCCGCCGCCCGAGCCGCCGATAGTGCAGATGCCTTTCGTGGCATCGTCCGCAGGCGGCAAGACGCGCGCCGGGCCGGGCCGGATGTTGGGCAACACTGCTGGTCGGACGACTACCTCAAAACCAGCCATCACACCGCCTCCAGGTCGTAGCCGCTTGAAATTTTGAGCTCAGTGACCTGCACGGCATAATCGCTGGAAAACTCGCGGGTCATGCTCTTGAGCTTGAAGGTCGCCTTGGTTTCCACCGCCTTGAGTGCGTTGCCGACCGAAGTGGATCGCGCCTGCACCGCTTTCTGCAATTGCGCGGCGTCCTCGTCGGTGATGTACGGCGTGATGATCGGCGGGACATTCCAGTGGGCGTGGGTGAAGATATAGTCACCTTGCACGGATGCGGGATTCTCGACCACCAATGGCTGGTCGATGACATCCTCGACCCGCAGCGCGGACGTGAAGTCGAGCCCGTCATCATTTGGATTGGCATTCGGCGGCTGGTAGCCGACCGAGGTATCGAACAGGACGATGCGGCCGGTGAACTGCTGATAATCGGCCCCGGTGTAATTGGTGCTGCAATAGGTCGGCGTCCCGCCCGCTGCCACTGCCGATCCGCCGCGGCCGATGGCGCAGCCGATGCGAAGCTCGCAGGCGATGCGGCCATCCGAACCATCCAGCGCGAGCGAATAACCAATGACCTTGCCGAGCGCCTCACCGACACGCGGCTCGACCAGAAACGCATTCTTGCGCAGCGTGATCTCGGGCATGCGCGCGAGCTTAGGGGCAAAGGCGATCTCCACCACCCTCGCTCTTTTCAGCAAGTGCGCGCGCGCCAATACGATCAGATGCTCGAGACTGCGATTGCCGCGCTCGGTCGCAATGTAGGAGCGCCGGCGCACATCGCCGATCGGCACATAGGCATCGGTGCCTTCTCCCAGCAGTTCGCTCAGGTTGACCGATTTGACGTCATCGATCCGCAATGCCTCACCATCTTCAGGGTCGGTCAGAACATGTTGCACATCGGCAATCAGCGAAAACGACACGCGATCCGTGCATGGCCGATTGGCTGAATAGCCCGCCACCAAGCTTACCGTCGTGTAATGCAACGGCAGCGCGGCGCCAACCGCCGTATAGCTGCGGCTCAACGCCGTGCTTGAACCAGATTCCCCCGGTATGCCGAACGCTGCCTGTACCTTGCCGATCGTCACAGAGCTCCGGTCGGAAGTCACGATCCTCGGGTAGGAAATATACGAGGGCGCGGTAATGAAACTCTCCGTCTCCGTTATCGTGGTGTGTGTGGTCGATGGACCAAACCACGACGTGTCGGGGAAGATGACCGTGATGTCGGAACCCGTGGTCTTGCTCTTGACCGATAAATCATACGGCGTCGAGGCGGATGCTTCGGCGACCACCCAGCCGTCGCCAATCGTGGTCCCGGCCTTCGGCCAACTATCGTTCGTCAAGGTATACGATGTGATGTAGTTGCGGCCGCCATCTGGCCAATTCCGGCACAGATAGCTGCCCAGTTCGACGAGCCCCTGCGCTTGTTGCGTCCAGGCATATTCGGCGATGACATCGACCCGAGCCAACGGGCCGCTGGTGAGTGTGAGACCCAATCCGTCGTAGAGCACCGTGCCGTCTTCGCTGGCACCGTCGAACTCGATCAGGCCGTCCTCGCCGGTGATTTCGTCCGAGACCGTGAGCTCGTGGGTCTCGCGATCATAGTGCCAGATCGCGCTATAGCCTTCGAGCACGACCTCCGGGTCCGTGCGGCGATCCTTGTCGATCACCACCTCGTCGTAATACGGCAGCACGCGCAGCGTCTCGGCCAAGGCCTCCTTCTGCGCCACGAGGTCGATCGGCCGCGCGACAAATTCCAACGTGACGAGTTCCTCGAAGATCGAGGTCGGAACGCCGACGAGCCGCCCGCGGAACCGGACGAGATCCGGCCCGCAGTCAAGCGCAAACCAGCACCAGATTTTGCGGCCGGGACCGAGCAGGCCGATGGCATTGCCGGCGACGTTGCGCGGCCGGCGGACCACGACGGTGAGGCTCGCCGGATCGCCCTCGTCTTGCTTAAGTGTGAAGCTGAAGATGTTCTCGTCCCAGCGTAGATGCTCGGGCGCGAACGTACCCTCATCTGGATCGATCCAGGCAAAGTACGGCATGCCGGCAGGCATCAGGCGATCACCCTCTGCTCGGCCTCAAGCGTCCAGGCCACCTCGGCCGCCCACTCGTCACGCGACGTGTTCCAGGACGTCACCTTGGCCAAAATAGTCAGCACCTCGCCTGCGCCATCGGTGCCGCCGCTGCCGAGGCCGGGGATGCATGTGATGGTGACATCCATTCCCGGCCACACATCGGTGAGCTCGGGCGCCTCGTGATCGGTGCAGGTGATGCTGACCTTGTGCTGCCGGAACTGCGCGACAGAGATGTCGGCGAGCTCGCCCCGGCAATCGCGCGCCAGGCTTTTGGCCTGGTCGATCGGCGCCAGCGTCATGGTGATGCCGCGCACAGCGTAAGATGAAAAATCGATGTCGTCGATTGTCAGCAGCGTGTAGGGCGGACGGGTGGGATCGAGTGGCATCAGGAGTACCGGCTCGGCTTCCGGCCGCCCGATCTGATTTGGCTCATCGCCGAGGCCCGCCGCAGCGCCTCGACCGCCCGCTCGTCCGTGTATGCGACCACCGTCCCGCCACCCGGCAATCCCAGCTCGAGCCGGCCAAGGTTGCGCGGAATGCCACCTCCGCCGCCACCGGCGAAGGCCGGAAGCGCCATCGGCCCCATCGCCAGCCCGCCGAGCGCGAAGCCGCCCATGCCGCCGAGCCGCAGCGCCTCGAGCAGTTGCAGGACGCCGGGCCGCTGCACCGCGTGCGCCGGGACGATGTACTCACCACGACTAAGCCAGGCCAAGTTGGAATCGCTCGTCCCCGTCCCGCGGCCGCCGAGCAGACCGCCGCCAGCTTTGCCGCTAGCGCTCGTCAGCTTGCCGGCATCATTCGCTATGCTCTGCAAGACATCGATCGCCTTACCCAGCGTCTCGTCTATACCCTTGGCCATTTTATAGACATCCCAGCCAATTTTATTCAGATCATCAAATACTTTGAATGCCACGCCTTTAAGTGCTTCATTTATGCTCCCCTGGGCATCCATGCCGGCTTGCGCCGCGCTCTTGATGATGTCGAACACCCGGTGCAATTTCTCAGGCAGGCCGGACAAAAAACCGGACATTTGGGAGGAGCTGACCTCGCCGCCGCTGGCATAAGCCGGTATCAGGCCGCCAGCCGCATGCCCTGCGAGACGCCCGGAACGGCGCAACGCCTCGAGAAATGCCAACACGCCGGGCTGCTGCACCACACGCGCCGGGACGATGTATTCACCGCGCGAGACCCAAGCCAAATTGCTGTCCGACGTGCCGCTGCCCCGCCCGCCGAGCAGGCCGCCACCGGCCATACCTTGCGTGGCGGGTGCGGCATCGGACGACGACCCGCCCCCTTTGCCGCCGAACAGCTTCGCCACCATTGCATTCCAGGCATCCACGACCCACTGCCATGCATTGGCGATCGGCGTCGTGACCCATGCGGTGAGCGCTGCCGTGGCCTGATCAATGGCGGTTTTGACACCCGTCACGGCGCCGTTGAACGTGTCCACGACCCACTGCCATGCATTGGCGATCGGCGTCGTGACCCAGGTTTGAATGAAGCTCGCCAAGGACTCGGATGCCTCTGCGATCAATCCCACAACCGCATTGAATGTGTCGACAATCCACTGCCAGGCATTCGCCACCGGCGTCGTGACCCATGCGGTGATGAGGGCCGGGGCAGCACTTATTGTTTGTCCGAGCAATGCGATGGCGGCGTTGAAAGTATCAACAATCCACTGCCAGGCATTACCAACCGGCGTCGTAACCCATCGCTCGATGAAACCGGGTTGGGCTTGTCCCTCGACCTCCCCGAAAACCGCGTTCCATTTATCGACGATCCACTGCCAGGCCTTCGCCACCGGCGTCGTAACCACTCTATTGATGGTTCCAGCCAGCCGTTCTACCGCCGGCTGCAGCATCTTCATCCACGCGATCCAGGCATTCGCCACTGGCGTCGGGACAAATGCCGCAACCAGGCTCGCGGCCTTGCCGGCGAGTTCCGAGAACTGTCGGCCGAGTTCCTGCCAGAACGCCATGGTCGACACCGTCTTGCCGATCTTGGTGCCGACCTCGAGAATGGAGGCACCGAGATTGACCCAAGCGGCCTTCAGTCGTTGCTGTCTGACGATCTCGGCGGCTTGCTCGTTCGCCAGATCGATCTGCTTTTGCTTGAACTCTTCGAACTTATCCGCCGGCGGGAACAGCGCATCCCACGCCTTGCTGAGCCGCAACGAGGCATCCTCGAGCGCCTGGGTGCTCTCCTTGACCTTGTCGAAATTGGCGGCCGTCTCGGGGCCGATGGCCACGCCGCCTTCGCGTATTTTCTGGAATAGGTTTGGTATTCGTCCGAGCGTGTCGGCGACGTTGCTGGCTTCGCTGCCGTACTGGCGGATGCTGTTGACGGCGGCCTCGTCAATACCGAACTGCTTGCCGATGGCGAGCGCATCCTTGATGTCGGTCGCGGTGGCAATGATCTGAACGAGGGCCTGCACAACGCTTGCACTGCTGCCTTCCGCCTGCTCCGCCACACCCCGCAATGCGATCTGAACGGCCGTTATTTTTCTTTCCGCCGTCACCGCTTCGTCAAACTTGATGTCCTTCTGCCCTGCGATAATCTTGTCGACCTGCTCAACAACCGTAAACAACGAGGTGGCTATCGCCTGGGCCCGCGCCTTCTGCGCGTCGGCCGCTGCGGTCGCGGCATCGGACGTCGCCCGCTGGGCGTCCTGCACCGATTTCTCGGCCGCCACCCGGCCAGTCGTTAATTCAAGAAGCTGCTTGTCGATGTCGGCCAGCTGCCGGGCTGCGCCATAGGGGGCGCGCGCGCCGCCCTGCTGCTCCAGCTTGATCTGCGACTCCAGCAGCGCCTTCTGGGTCTCCAGCACCCGCTTGTTGGCGGCGTCGACCTTGTTGGATGCGTCTTCGATCTCATTGGCCGAGGCTGTCAAAGCCCTACCAATGTCGAGCAGGGACATCTGCCTTGCTATATTATCGACGACCTTGCCGAACGTCTCTGCGCCAATGCCAAGATGCTCAAACGCCTGCTGTCCGATTTGTAGTTCGTGAATGGTCTCGCCAGTAGCCTCGGACAGGTTGATCAGGTTCTCGTAGAGCCGCGCGCCCGCCAAGCCGCTCTCTGAAAACGCGCTGCCCATCGACTTCGCGGCCTTGGCGACGTCTTCGGCGGCCTTCGCTGCCGACGACGAGACTTTGGCGATGCCTTCAGAGGCTCTTACGATGCTGTCGGTAGAACTATCAAAGACCCCGGCGAGCTTGGCAGTCTCGGCGTTGAGCTTGGCAATCTCGGCCTGGGCCTTGTTGTACTCGAGGGAGGCCTTGACGATCGCGTCGCTCTGTTCCGCAATGCGTGGACTAAGAGCGCCGCTGACGGTCTTGCCCAATACAAGGGCGAGAAATCCAAGAGCAGCAAGCGCAAGCCCTATCAGCGCAACTGCCTTGCCGGCACTTGCCGTCGCTTCTTCAAGTGCCGCGGCGGTTTGGCCGACTGCCGCGCCGGTCTTGACGGCCTCCAGGGCGAACAGTGACCAGAACCGAACCGCGTCCTGCGCCGCCGCGCCAGACTGAGCGACTTGTCCCGAGGCCTGCTCGGCAGCCCCGCCTGCCTTGACCATGCCTTCGGCGGACTTTTCCCCCGCTCCACCGAGCGCAGTGAGATGGTCGGCCACTGGCGGGGCACTCTGGGCAATCTGGCCCAAACTCTCGCCTGTCCCCTTGGCCGCCTCTCCGACCACGGTGACGCCTTCGGCCGCCTTCGTCCCGTCCTTGCCGACCTTGGCCAGCCCCTCGCTGGTCGCATCGGCGGCCTGGCCGACCTTTTCGAGAGCGGGAGCCGCCTTCGATCCGGCCTCTTCAATCTGTGCCGCGAAGCTCTGCATGGCCTCGGTGGCCGCGGCAATCGCTTGCGCGAACTTGGCAAAAGTGTCGCCGCCGATCTGCTGAGCTGCGTCGTGGATCTGGTTGAGCGATTTCTCGCCAGCCTTGCCCATATCCTCGAGTTGCTTCTGGACCTCCTCGCTGCCCTCAAGGCTGATGCGCTGCTTTATGGCCATCGATCAGTCCTTGATCCGCTGCTCATAGAATTCCGTCATGCGCCCTGCGGCCCGTTCGAAGATGGCGTAGAGATCCAGACGCTTGCGGATGTTGACCTGGCTAACGCCGACGAACAGCGGCCCGAGTTTCCGATTGCCGGCGTCGAACAACAGCGGCGGCTTGCCCGCGACGTTCACCGACACCAGTTTGCCGCCATATTGACGTGGCGAACGGATACCGGCCGGCAGGTTCCGCTCGAGCGGCAGCCACAGCAATGGACGGCCTGCGATCGTGGCGCCGCGCTCGAACACCCCGGCAAACGGGATGGTGTTAAAGATCAACGCCGCCGGATCGCCGCCCTTGTTCGGGTAGAACCTGGAGCGCAGCGCCGCCTGCCAGCGCGCCGGGAAGCCTGCCGATGCGATGTTGGCCCGGCCCTCCTTGACCGCCAGCTTAGCAACATCCTGCACGGCGCCGGCCTTGGCCTCGTCGATATTCTTCGCGATCTCCTTCATCAATCGATCAAAGACCGCTTCCTGCGCCGAAAAAACGAGCTTCATGCGCGAATGGCACCACTAAACAAAGGCGTGGCACGATCCGACAAGACCGCGGGCAATGGCCGGCTATAAGGTTTGCCCCTCATTGGATGAATGGCCGGGACCATGTTTTTGAAATTTCCATGCTGGATATGGGGCATCGCGGCCGGGGCGGTGACATGAGCAACCCGGCTGCACCCTACTTCACCTACTACATCATCCTGCTCGCGTTTGGCCTCATCGCACAACATCGCGGACGCAACGGCCTCTACTGGTCGGCTTTGGCGCTATTCATCACGCCAATATTTGCCGGATTGCTGCTGTGGCTGATGACCCGGAAGCTGGAAGCGACCGCGCTCCCGCAGGCTGAGCGCTATCGTGCCGCCTCTACCCGCCCAATTCCTTGAGCGTCTTCTCGATCGCCTTGCCGTCGCCTTGGGCACCCAAGGCCGCGGTCCAGAGATCGTTCGCCCGCTCCATGCGGTCGAGCTTCCCGCTGAATTCGAGATAGGCCGAGAGCTGGCGCGGCGTCAGCGTCATTGCAAAGTCGGGGGGGAAGCCGCGTCTGATGAGGGCTGTGATGCTGATGGCGATTTCATGGAGCGCAGTTTTTTCGGTTTTCTTGCTCCTTCGCCCGCGCCCATGATGCGCATCAGCTTCTCGAGGAAGGAGCGAGTCCCGTTTGGGCAAGTAAGTCTCCAGATCGGTTCTAAAAGCGCCGCTTGATTTTCCATCACCATGGCGCCGGCAACCTGCTCGTATTTCTCATCACCTGGATGGCCGCACCCGGCGGCAATAACCGGCGCAACCGCCGCGCCAAGCTGCTCGATCAATCGCAGCACAACGCTGGGGTTGAACCCGCCCCTGAACAAGTCTCCGACATTCGGGAATCGGGAGATGATGGACGCGGCATCGTTGAAACTCAGCCCGCGCACGCTGATCCGGTGCCCGTCGATCCAGACAGCCTCGCAGGCCGTCGACGGTGCAATATCCAACAGGTCAGCCATGGTTTGTCCTTATGCCGTTGCCGCTTCGTCGCGGACGGTGAATATCCCGAAGTCGCCGTCGTCGCCCTTCTGCACCTCGGCCTCGATCTCCAACGTCGAGAAGTCATCGGCATCGGTGATGAAGCTAAAGTCGCCGGACGGGTTGACCGAGGCGCGGCCGATGTAATCGACCTGCTGGCCGATCTCGTTGGTGCCCACGACCTTGAACACGCCGGCAACCTCGGTTTTCTTGAACGCCGATATGGTGACGTTGCCGTCGGTGTCGGTGCCCTTCTCGCCGAGCGTGAAGATGGCGAGGTTTTCTCCATTGATTTCGTCCAACGTGATCTTGATGGTCGCGCCGGTCTGGGTGATGGCGGTGAAGTCCTTCACCTTGACACCCTCGCGCGACGAGAAGTGCTCCTTCTTCTCGATCGTCGGCGTCCAGACGAACGAGGGCGCGTTGCCGAGGTCGACGAAGTCGGCAGCGCCGTCCTCCTTGAACGAAACGATGCCTTTGCCGATGTGATAGTTCTGGATCGATGGGCTTGCGGGCATGGCTTATAGGTCCTTTATTTTGAGTGAGTATTTGAACATGAACTGCGCACGCAGAGCGCCCTGCAGCGAGCGCCCCCAGCCTAGGTCGGTCTGGCAGCCAAGGTAGCGGATCGCGCCGTTGCCGAACCTTCCGGTCCTCACGATCGTCTCGTTCAGCGCTGTATCGGTCAGCACCCGCCGGATCAGCTCGCGCCGCAGGGTGGTGAGCTCGGACCCGACCTCGTCGGCTTGCTGCGCGATGACGATCTCGGGCTGCATGCGCACGACGGTCGGCCGGTTGGCGGGCCGCATCGACAGGTCGGACGCGTCGTCGGTTTCCTCGTCGCCATCGAACACGATCGCGGCCGGCAGCTTGTCTTCCGGGATGTCGGGATCGTTGCGCAGCGCCGAGCGGATATTCGGAATGCCGGCGACCACCTCGAGCAGGCGCGCCAGGATGTCCTCGCGGACGTCGATGCTCATCGCGCCCTTCTGGCTGAAATGTAACCAGTCACGTTCACCGACCCGCCGCCGAAGGTCGCCTGCGCCACCAGGTAGACATTCTTCTGGGTGGCCGAGTTCGATGTGCACTGCCCGGTCGGGTACACCTGCCGCTTGCCCGACGTGATCGAGCTGGACCAAATCTCGGCCAGGGTGCCGAACCCGATCGTAATGTCATTGTTCGACGGCAGCGTAGCCGGCGTGCCGCTGATCCCGGCCGACAATGAGTTCGGTCCGGTGGACGTCGGCGTGAAGATGACGCAGCCCCAGATGCCCCAGTCGCCCGGCGGCAGGATCAACGTGGTGACGTTGGCCGACACGGCTGTGACGAGATTAAAACCGACAGTGTTGCTGGCAGTGAGGTACTCGCCCTTGTCGCCAGCAGCTGCCGGCGACCCGTCGATGACGCCCTTGGTAGGCGCTGGGACGAAGATCAGGTTGTCGGTGCCGAGCCTGGCTGAGTTTCCAGCATTGGCGCTGACGGCCGACGGGCCTGCCGGTCCAGTCGCACCGGCCGATCCTGGCGCGCCGGGAACGCCCTGCAAACCCGCATCGCCTTTGTCGCCTTTTGGTCCTTGCGAACCAGTCTGGCCGGCGGCGCCGACGTCGCCCTTGGGACCTTGTGGGCCGGCGGCTCCTGCATTCCCCTGCGGACCAGGCGTGCCTTGTGGGCCTTGTGGTCCCTGTGCGCCCGGCTCACCTTGCAGCCCTTGCGGCCCGATCGGCCCCGGCTCGCCCTGCGGGCCTTGTGGGCCGGGCGTTCCTTCCAGCCCTGGCGCCGTGAGCGTGCCGCTGACAGCGAGGTCGCCGTTGAGTGTGATGTCGCCGTTTATCGTGCCGCCTCTATGCACGTTGAGGTCGGCAGCACCGGCGACGATAGACGCGCGAGCCGCACCTTTGAGCGGAAGCTTGGCCTGACTGATCACGCCGCCGATCGAGGAATAACGCACGTACTCGCGTGTAAACTCGCAACTCTGCGCGCTGCAATTCCGCGCTGTCGCCTCGACGAGTTCGAAGTCGCTGCCTTCCTCGAGCAACAGGGTAACCGGATCGCCATCGCGCACGCCGGCATCATAAGGGCGCATATAACGTGGGTTTGGATCGGTCACCTTAACCGGGCCGATGCCCAAGGTCGCCGTCGGGCACTCGACGCGATCGAACGGCGTTCCAAGAACCACGGCCATCAAATCGCTCCTCCTGAAATCGATCGGCTAGAAACAGAAGACGATGCGAAGCCGCCGCCGTTGCCGCCGCCGTTGCCGTCTGCCTGCTCCTTCAGCAGCAACCGCACCTCGCCCTCATCCTCGCCATTCGGGCTGCCACGCAACTCATAGGACCGCACCGTCCAGGCTCGGCCGTTGAAGACTATCATTGCGCCGAGCCAGACATCGCGTGTGATACCTTTGGCGGTGAGTTCGGGTATCCGGGCGAACGCGCCTGGTCCGACGCTGCGCACCTCGGCGGCCTGGGTTCCCGCCGAGACTGGCAACACCTTCGGCCGGGTGTCGTCGATGACAGTGATCTCACTGCTGCCGATAACTGCCGGCACGCCGAGTTCGGCATAGACCGGGTCGTAAAGCAGTGCGCTATAGTCGATGGTCACAGCGTCAGCTGCTCGAATGCGAGCCACGTGCCCTCGACGTGTACGATGTCGCGGCCGTCGCGGTGCAAGGACTCCACCACATCCTTGACGTCGACCGTGCCGAGGTCATGCACGTCATGCCAAACGATGATCCCACCCGGCCTGACGATCGCCCTCGCGATCGCGCTATCGTGCTCGACGGCCGCGCGGCCGTGGTCCCCGTCGATGAAGACCACGTCGGCGGGTGGCAAGTCCTGCGGCGTGAGATCGAGTGATCCACGCGGGCGCACCACCATGTGAAACCGCGCGTCGTCCTTGACCAGCTCGCCCGGATTGGCGGGCACCTCGTGACGCTGCACTGCCTTCGCCGGTACATAGCCTGGCATCACGTCGATCCCGGTATAGCGTTCGATACCCGGCACATTGGCGAGGATCGCCTTGGCCGTGCGGCCGGCATTGACGCCAATCTCGATGACGTGGCGGGGCGACACGCTGCGCACCAGCGCGATCAGCACCTCGAGCTCGCCGGGGTTCATGTAGCGCCGCGGCAAGCCGGCCCAATCGATGGGCCGCACGTCAAATCGCGATTGCGGAACGGTCGGCAGCGACATGCATGTGTGTCCACGAAATGAGCGATGCGTGCGTGAGCTTGGACGAGATCGATGTCCTTGTTGCACTGGTGCTGGGGCAGGAAGCAGTTGCACGGCCGCACTGGGTCGATGCCGAGCGTGGGCGCGAAGCGCGCGCCATACGCATAGAAGCGCGACGACTCGCGCCCGCCGTAGACACCGATCACCGGCGTGCCGACAGCTTGCGACAGGATCAACGCGAAGCCGGGCGAGCAGAAGGTGAGCGCAGCGGATGCGATCAAACCAATCATGGCCTCGGCGTCCAGCTCGCCCGCGTGCAGGACAACGTCGGCATCCAGATGGTCGCCACAAATCCATTCGACGCCGTCGACCAGGTCGGCGATCGACACCACGAAGAACCGGGAGCGGATGGCGTTGTAGATCGCCGCGTAAGCCTTCGGGTCTGGATTGCGGGTGGCGCAGCCGCCCCACTCGGTGCGGTCGACCAGCGGGCGCAGCACCATGATAGGACGGCCGGGCCGTGGGCGAACGATGTGCAGTGCCTTCGCGCGCCATGCCTGCGGCACCGGCAACGAGAAGTCCGCGCCGTCGAGCTCCTGACGCAGCGTATAGCGCAGCATGCCGCCCAGGATGGAGCCCGAGGCGCGAATGCACGTCGTGTCGTACCAGATCTTTTTTTTCTTTGGCGGGATGATTGTCCGCCGCAGGCGCGCATAGCTTTCGCTCTCGCGCAGAACGTTCTTGCGTTGGGTGCGCAGCGTCGTTCGGGCCGGCGGCAATACCGCAAACCGCTCGCCGACGAGGTCGTGATAAAGGCACGGCCACGGGGTGTGGAGCCACACGTCCGAATCCGACGTCGCGAGCACGCGGCGCACGAGCGCGCGCTGGTGCACGTTGTCGCCGAGCCCGTGCATGCCATCGAACACGATCGGCGCGGTCATCTTCATGCCGCCACCCGCCGCTCGAGCACGTCGGTGAGCTCGACGACCGGCCACAGGTCGGCGTAGGCGCTGGGACCGGCGATGAGCAGCGTGATCCCCATGGCCCGCAACGGCTCGACCATTGTGGCGATATCGCCGCGATGGCGATCGTAGCGTTCCGGCTTCGGGCCCCAACGGTGCGGCTTGTGGTGCCACACCGTGCCATCCGGAGCCGCCTTGCCGTCGGCGCCGAGCCAGACGATGGTGCCGCCCTGGCCAACCAGGTGCGCCGCCAGGTTGGTCGCGGCGGTCAGCGACGTCCACTTCTGCGTCAGGGTGTCGGGCGCGCGCGCCAGTCCAGGCGGCTTGCCTTTGCGGCACAGCAGGACTTTCGGTTGATCGCTTAACATAGTCGATGTGGTGACGACGCGGCCGGCAAAGCCGGCGACCGCTGCCTTGTTCTCTGGTTCGTTCCACCAGCGCCAATCGCCGAAATATAGATAGTTGGCCCACGGCACCGCATGGACGCTCGAGTTGATGACGATCACGCGCCGCCCGCGCAACTGCTCGAGGTCGTGCGCGAGCACGGACGGACCGCCGGCAATGACGAAGCAGCATTCCCCCGGCCACTCGCGCGGTACCGACCAGAACGGCATCGACTTACCCATGGATAATGCGCCACGTCGGCAATCCCAGCAGCATGGCCACGATCATGTACAGAACGATCAGCAGCACCACGAGCAAGTAGAGCCGCTGCACATTCCAGTCGATGCTGTAGCTGAACCACTTCGCGACCATGACGATGATCGCGCCGATCAGCACGAAGATGGCGGCCACGATTGCGGCATTGATCAGCCCGAGCAATAGTCCCGTCAATGACATGGCAACCGCTCCAAGTCCTCAAGCTGACGCACTGGTGTAATCCCCCCAGGACCGCGCGCCGCGCAGTTTGGTTACTTCCTCGCGCAACTCGCGCACTTGCTCTTTCAGCTTGCGGACTTCTTCTCTCAGATCCGCCAATGCATCTTCGCTCATATCGGATGCCCGTTGATGGTCATGCGACACCCAGCCGCCGGAACGGCCGGATGAGATCGATCACCGGTGCCGACAGAAACCCGGAATTCGCCGTTGCCGTCGCCGAGGTGAAGTAACTGATCCGCGTATCGCCGTGGCTGATATCGCGGATGCTCGGGTCGCGCCCACCGGATGACCTGACTTCGAACACCGCCTCGATGACTGCCTTGGCGAGCCTGGCCGGCGCCCCTTCCGGCAGATCGTAGCCGCCCGAATAGGCGACCGTGATCTTGTTCTCCCAGACGCCGTCCGGCATCCAGATGCGTCCGGTCGGCGGGTCGAATTCGTAGTCGGCCGCGGTGGCGCCCAGTGTCGAGATCTCGATCACCTCGACCACCGGATAGAGCGACAGCGTCAACGCCTGCCGCGTCGGCAAGACTTCGTTGCGATCGAACGTAAACGTTTCCAGGCATTCCGCGCGCCCAAACCGCCGGTCGCAATATTCCGCAATGAGCCGTGATTGAAACGTAATGGCGGCCTGCAGCGCCGCATCGTCCGCGCTGCCTTCGATCCCGAGCGCGAGCTTGAGGTCGTCGAGGCTGACCAGGTCCGGCCCGGCGCTGTCGGTCGACTCGTCGATGATCTCGAGGATCGAGTGCATCTACTTGAACCTGACCGGCTCGAGCGGCCCGCCCTTGTCGTCCGGCCGAAAGTCACGGCCGTCGGCGCCGCGCTTGACGGCGAGGCGCCAGTCGTCCGACTTGCCGGGTTTCGCACTGGTCTCGACCTGGGCAATGAACAGCGACCCGCCGTGGCTGACGGCGTCCCCTTGCACATAGGCCCGCTCGGTCCAGACCCCGGCGTCGAGCACAAGCGCCGTCTTGATCTCGTGAACGGTGCCGGCGAGCGATACCTGCAGCGTGCGCCCGCCATCGACCGAGGTTACCTTGGCGGCCTTCAGCACCTGCGCGATCCGCTCGTCGATGTGTTCCTGCAGCAACGTCAAGTCGCTCGCATTGCGGCCCGGCTCGCCTTTCTGGCCGCGTGCGCCATCCTTGCCGTCGAGGCCGGCGGCTCCTGCCACGCCAGGCTTCCCCGGTTCGCCGCGCTCGCCCTTGTCGCCCGCGTCGCCTTTTGGCCCACGCTTGCCTTCCGGTCCAGGGGCGCGCGCCAGTGCGCGAACCTCGTCCAGCGCCCGCCGTGCCAGCGCCAGGCCAGTGCCCAGTCCCTCGAACAGCGTATATGACGGAGCGGGAATGGCCGCCGGCTTCTCGCTCATGCCGTGCCCCTCATGCTGCCAGCAGCCACACGACCACGGCGTCGTCATCGTCCTGCCGGCCAGCCGCAACTGCTTCCAGGCCGCCAATCACACCGAACCCATTGCCGCGCACGCCGATGGAACCCGCACCGTCGATCTCGAGGCCGAGAACGGCCGCCGCCGCCCCCTTCGCGCCACGGACGCCGCTGGCTGCCGCCTTGACCGTGAGAGGTGCTTGGCCCTGGCCGCGGGCGCCGGCCGCACCAGCGGCCTCGCCAGCAAGACTGGACAGCACTCCAGCGCCGACACTGGTCGCAACAACGACGCCGTGCGCCTCGCCTTCAAGCGCCGGGAGTATTCCGTAACCGACGCCCTCGACCGGAACCGGCCGCGGCTTCGGCAACCAGCCGCCGCCATAGGCCGGCGGCTGGGCGACCTCGCCAGTGACCTCGCCCGCAAAGACAGCCGCATCGGCGGCCTCGGTGGCGGCCAGCACACCGAACGCTGCCCCGGCATCGACGATCGCGCCCGCTGCAGCGAACGTATCGGCGGCCTCGACCGCGGCCAATGTGCCGGCGATGCCAGCGCCGACCAGCGTGCCGCTGCCGGCGAATGTGTCTACAGCCTCGGTTGCCGCCAGTGTGCCGGCAGCGGCGACGCCCCCAGCAAACGCTACGGCATCGCTTGCTTCGGTGGCGGTGAAAACCGCGCGCCAGGAAACCGACCCAGCCAATGCCGCAGCATCGGCAACCTCGGCCGCTGCCAACGTGGCAACGCCCGTGTCCTTTTTGCCGCTGCCGCCGCCCTGAGCTTTTACGCCCTGCTGTGTTCGGACGTGATCGGGCATTTCAAGCCGAGTGCGTGATCGTGGCTGCGGTGATCGACAGGTTCTGGCCCGCCGTGATCGAGACCGAGTTCAATTGAATGTCGCCGCTGCCGGCGCCCACAGTCAGCCCGGAGATGACGACGGTGCCGGTGCTATCCTTGATGCGGGCGATCGCAGCGGTGCCGGTATTGTCGGCCGAGGTGTCACTGCGTGGCAGGCCCGCCATCGTGATCACACCACCGCTCTCGGTAAACGACGGATCGGCGAGCGTGATGGTGGCCAGCACCGACGCATATGCCGCGGTACAGATCTCCAGCGTGCCGGGACCGGAGCCGGCATCGACAGCGGTGATGACCGCCGCCATCCGAACGCTTTTCAATGAAGTGGCGTAATTAACGGTCATCGTTCGGCATCACCAATCGAAACGACTGCAGTCGCACCGGGCTGTTGCGGAAGATTCTGGTCGTGTTCAGCTTGATCACCGCGTCAGAATTCTCGTCGCCGACATCGCAGGAAAAGACCGGGCTGCCATCGGCTGCCGTGATGCGCGCGCCTGTTGCATTGCCTTGCGCCACTGCGGCGTCCTCCTCGGCAATCCTGTTGAACACCAGCTCACCGCCGACCGCTTCCTGGGCGGCCGGATTGGACAATGGCAGCACTGCCAATGTGCCGGTGTCCGACAGCAGCTCGATGCTGCCGCCGTTCATCATCTCGGCGAGCACGTCGAGCATGGCATTACTCGCCGCCTCGGACAGGTTGACGATCATGGCTCGTAGACCGGCACAAAGGCGCCGCTATCGTCGCGATCGATGCGCGTGACCCTGGGGGCCGGCGTTTCACGTGACACAATCGGCGGCAGCTCGTGCAGCAGGCGGGCCGCGCTCGCAACCTCGACGGCGAGTTCGGGCGGCAGCACGGCCGCCGCCACATTGGCCAGCGCTTCACCGACGCACTGTTGCACGATCGGCGTCAGCGGCTCGACCACGCCATCGGCTCCTTTCTCGCCGGGCGCCCCTGGGCTTCCTGGCGGCCCTGGTGGCCCTTCCGGCCCGAGATCGCCCTGCGGCCCTGGCAGTCCCTGCAGGCCTTGCGGGCCGCTTTGGCCTTGCGGCCCCGGCTCACCGGCGTCGCCCTTCTCGATCGGCCGCGCCTCGATCTCGGCCAGGCGCGCGGCGAGCGGCGCCAGCGCATCGGCCATGACGGTCGCAGTCTGCTGTTCGTGATCGGCGAGCAACTCGCCCAGCACTTTGGCCCAGTTTATTTGGTCAGTCATTGCAGACTTGACTCACCTCTTTCCGAATCGGACATTGACGACGCTGTGCGGGACTTGACGCGACGCGACGTGACAAGACGCGAATAGACGTGGCGAGGCAGGGCAAGACACGGTAGGGCAAGGCAAAGGATGGCGGCCGAGATGTGTCCCAATCATTTCGGTCGCCACTTTTATTAAGCCGCACGACGCAGTTTCTCATCGCGATAGCGGCGAGTCGCCAGCAATGCGATACTGGTTGCCTTCTCAGCATCAGCCGGTGACGGCGTTGGCGGCGCCTGGTCATTTGCAGGCGGTGCGGCCGGCGGCGACTTCGATGCAAACGGATCGTCCTGCGTGTCGCGCTTGGCCAGTGCCGCTAGCGAGTAATTCTGCTGCTGAAGGTAGGGCGACTCGCCGCCCTTGACCGGCTTGAGGTCGAGCTTGCCGCGGCCCTCGTTCGGCGCCATCACACCGGCGCCGACCGCATCGCGGACGGTGGTGACCAGCGTGATCGAATCCATCCGCAACAGCGTCTCGATGTCGAATTCGGTGCCGAGATCCGTGCCCGCAAGACCGAGGCCATAATCGAGCAGTTCCTCGATCTCCTCGATGTGGCTTTGCAGCGCCTGCGAATAGTACTCGACGTTGAGCGCCTGGACGTTGTTGTAGCTCGGCAGCGCACCGACGCCGACCTTGTACGGCGGCACGTGATAGACCGAGCACACAACCTCGGCCGACCATTTCAGGTTTTCGATCAACTGGCCCTCGACGTGGGTCATTGAGACCTTTTCGTATTTCAAGCCTCCGCCCAGCACGGCGACTCGACCATAGTTGGCGCCCCCGAAGCGGGTTTCCCATTGCTCCTTGAACCGCGTCTGCTGGACGTCGCTGATCTCGCCCGGCGCGGTAATGATGCCGCCAGGTGTCGACGAGTTCTCGAACAACAGCGCCGAAGCCCGCTGCGCGTTGAGGCCCAGCATCGAGGATAAGCCGCTGGCGAATACCGGCGGCGTGCCGACCAGCGGGTGGAACAGGCAATTCATCCGGTCGTGGATGATATCGCGCGCCGGGACGACGATCTCGCCGATGCCCGCGAGGTTATCGCTGCTCAGGCGGTAGAATACGGCGCTGTCGTCGCCATCGTCTGACACCAGCGGCTGCACCCTGGTCGGATCGAGGACGTGCAGGCCGACGACGACCTGACGATTGTCGCGCACCTTGAGCACGTAGGTGTTGCCGCGGCTGAGTTTTGAGAGCAACCAGCATTCCCAGAACTGATTGCGGGTCTGGTAGGAATTTGGTCGTCTAAGGACGGGACTAAACGCCGAGTTAGTGGTCTCGGTCCAAATATCGTCCTTATCCTGCTCGACCAATTTTACTCGCAGCTTGGCGATGTCGCGCGCGATCAACGTCTTGCATGCAAAGTCGGCATGGAAGCTCGACGCCGTGTCGGTGGTGATCGAGACGTTGCGCTGCCAGGCCCCGGCGAACGGTTCGCGGATGATCGGGAACCATCCGCCGCGGCCTTCCGATACCGAGCTCAACGCCTTCTGCTTCTCACCGGTGAACGGGATCGGCAGGCCAAAGATGCGCACTAGCGTGGTTCCCGTGAAACCTTCGAGATCTCGTGCTGCAGCCGGACAGCACCCCAGCGCTTGTCGATCTCGATGCCGAGCCGGTGCGCTTGCGCGCGCAGATCGTCGAGCGGATCGGTGGTCGCCTTGGTCTCGGCGGCCTGCGCCGCCGTGGTCTCGGCTTGCGCCTGCGCCTTTTCCTCGATCTTGACCGGTGCCTTGGCCGTGGCCGCCTTGGCGCTCGGCCGGTCTTCGGCGAACTGCGCCTTGCGGGCGCCAACCAGGATGCGGGCGTGCATGTCGGTCGCGTCGAACTCGTCGCCGGCCTTGAGCCGCCGCGTGGCGTAGCTGTACGACTTCGTCGCGATCAGTTTGCGCGTCATTTACTCAGTCCCCATGGCCATCTTTGATTGCTCCAGACATCGAGGGCGGGCGGGAGGACAAGCCCGCCCTCGCCGGGACGTTACGCGGTGTGAACCGGGCCGCCCCAATCGGTGCTGGTCAGATACGCAACAGACTGCGTCCGTCCGCGCATCCAGTTGATGATGCGCTCCGCTCTGATCGCTACGGTGTTGGTCTGAAACATAGAGACCAGCGACGTTGCACCGGTTGGCGTACCGGAGTTATGCGCCGGCGCATCCGACATTTCGAGCGAGGCTTCGCGGCTTGCGTCGATCGCAATGTCACCCTCATCCGCCACGAAGATGTCCGAGGCGTTGACAAGCACGACGATATTCATCGCCTTGGTGATGTAATCGCTGGCGATCACCGGCATGCCGATGAGTGTGCCGCCCGCCATACTCATGCCGGGGAATTCCGACTGTCCGAGTGGATTGGTCATCATCGCCAATGCTATTGCATTGTTCGACGACATGATCCAAACGCCGCTCGAGACCGGATTATTGGCCGCCGCGAACTTGGCATACAGCGACCGGATGTCGAGCCGGATGTCGTCGGCGTCATCACCCGACGATACAACCGTTGCGGCCCCGTTGGTGATCGAGGCTGGCGATACTCCCGTCACCGCGGTCTTCGCAGGATCGATGAAGTCGATATCCAATCGCTCCCGCAACGCCGCCGCCAGGCTGTCGCGCACGATCATGTCCGACTTTGGGTTGCTGTAGCGAATCGACTCGTCCGTCAGCGCGCAGATGTTCGCCACTTTCGTCGGAGCGAGCGTCGTACGCGCAAAGTTCAGCGAGGTTAGCGGCTTGGCCTTGCCCTCGCCAACCCAGTAACCCGCACCGCCGCCGGTCTGCGTGATCAATGGCGTATTGAACATCACTGAACGCAGGGCGGGCACGCCGCCGATGCCGAAGCGGCCGAGGATGGTCATCGGCCGAAGATATTCCAGGAAAGCGGCGACCGCATTGGTATCCGTGCCAACGAGATTAGCGGCCCAGTTACCGGAGACCGTCGTGCCGGCCGGGACGTTGGCTTTGGTGAATTCACCGACGACGGCGCTATCGGGGCCGTACATTTCCGCAGCAATATCGGCGGCGGGGCGAAACACCTTCTGCGACAGAGCCAGGCATTTGACCTTCTGGGCAAACAACTGTCCAGGCTCCAGCTTCGGCTGCGGCTTGACGATGATCGAGGAGCCGCGCGCGTCGGAGCCTTCCTGCGCGGTGTTGGCTTTGGTCACCGGCCGAGCCGCGAACGCCTTGGCTTTCTCGACCTGGCGCAAGCGGACCAGATCCTTGTCGATGGCCGCGACCTCGCCTTCGAGCCGGTCGAACTCCTCCGACTCCGCCGCGTCCGAGGTGCGGTCCTCGTCGAGCGTCTTCTGCATCACGGCTTCCATGCGGGTGGCACTCGCCATCCGCTTCGCTTCCAGCGCGGTTATTTGTTCTGCAATGGTCTTCATGGCGCCCTCCTGGGCTGATGTTCGTCCCGAGGCGCCGGGTGGGTTGAGATGCACGACAGCGCGTTGCATGCGGCCAGGCGCGGCCCGCTGCGCGACGTCGATCGACTTGACGGTGGCAATGGTGGTTTGCGCATTAGCCGGGATGGTCACGGCCGAGAGCTCAAGCCAAAGCCATTTGATGAAACGGATACCATTGCCGTCTTCGAGATAGGAATGCTCGAGCGACTTGAAGCCGATCGAGAGGCCCTGCACCAGCCCGGCTTTGATCGACTGCCAGGCCTCGTCGAGCCTATCCTTGAGCTGTCCCGGCTCGGCGATGCTGACCATCTTGGCGACGATCTCGATTCCGTCCTTGGTGACCGTGGCCTTGGTGACGTGACCGATCGGCTGCCGCGAGTCGTGATGAAACAACAGTGGCAAGGGCAGCTTGAACTGCGCGCCGTCCGGCTCGACCACATCACCGAGCCGATCCGGCGTCGGCGTCGTCGCCATGCCAGTAATGACGCGCGCATCCTCATCGACCTGCTTGATGGCAAGCAGGCTGTACGCTCGGTTGAGCATGACGGTTGACCTTTTCAGTACCGGAACATCACGACGGCGAACACGATTGCCACGGCGGCGATGAGCGCGGCGAGGCCCGTCGCTATCACCACGTCGTGGTCTATCATTGCTTTACTTGCCTGTTCTACGTTGTCCAAATAATAGAGCACAAATACTACTGCGAACACATTGATTACTTGATAAATCAAAGTACATTACAAGTATTGGAACGAAGGAAGACAGACATGACCAAGCAAGACCCCATCAAGCAGACCGGCGCCTACCTCGACGCACACTGCGCAGCATTCAACGGCTGGAGCCTTCCGGTAGCCAAGAACGAGTTCGAGCAGCAGGCCATCGACCGGGGCCACTGGGACGGCTCCAAGGCCAGGGAACGGGCACTGGGGGCGTAAGCCCCCAGACCTCCCGCAGGAAGCGGCTTTAGCGCCGCTCTTGGACTTCGCTGCGCTTGACGACCTTTTCGGTGCCGTCCTCGAGCGTGACAACAACCTGGTCCTGACCGTCAGCAAACCCCTGATCACCCTTTTGCGCGTCACGCATGTTGCGGATGTTCTTGCCCTGATATTGACCGTGCTGGCCGCCTTGTCCTTGTCCACCTTCCTGCTGTGCCATGGCAATTTGCTCCTTTGGTTGCCTGGTTGAACTCACTCACGCAAAGAACAACTTATACTCGGGCGTATTCTGCGGCTTCGGATCGCGCACCATCACGGTGACCGCATCCATCAGCGCCATCCACGGGTCGATCTTGGCGTCGCCCGCGCTCTGCTTGGTCGCCCGGATCGCCGTCGCCGTCGGCTCGATCTTCACATTGCCCACGCACCAGTCCATCAGCGCGTTTGGCGCGTGCTTGAGCGTGCCGTTCTCGACCTTGCGCTCGGCCGTCTTGATCGCATTCATAAGCTGATAGCCTTGCGGCGCGCCGACGACTTGCTCGCCCTCCTGCGTGATCTTGATCGCGCGCAACGCCTCGATGAACTCGCCCAGGCCCGCCGGGTCTACTGCCACGCACGCCAGCAGCTTCTTGTCGCGGATATCGGCGATCAACTCGACAATCTCCTCGATGTCCTGCGCCGCATGCTCGACGATGGTGAGCTCGCCCGCCGCTTGCGCCTGCTCGAGCCGCGATGCGATCGACTTGCGCCGATCGAGCACGCTGCGATGACACCACGCATGCGTCCAGACGAGCCAATCAAGCGTCTCACGACAGCGCCCGACCACGGCCAGGCCAAAGAGATCGTCGAGCCCGCCGCCGTCGATGCCGACCACAATGACCTCGGACCTAATCAGGATCTCATCGAGCGTCAGCGCCGCGTCCTCGGCCGCTTCCCAATACTCGGCGCCAGGCCAGCCGTTCTCGCGCAAGCTCAGCCCGATCTGCACGTTGAAGTGCTGGCTCGCGATCAGCGCCACCGCACCCGGCCCGTCCGCCTCGGCCCGCATCACCTCGCGCGCCAGAAAGTCCTCGTTGGTCGAGCGCCCAAGATTGGGATTGACCAGCGGCCAATAGCGCCGCTCTTTCCACCCATTGTCGCGCGCGAGCCGATCCGGCAGCTCGTACAGCACCGGCAGCAGCGGCATGGGCGCATGTCCGTCGCGCACCGCGCGCGCCATCGCCAGCTCGGACGCAAACACGCCACTCGGCGACTGCTTGCTCTGCGTCGTCGTCTGAAACAGAAACCCGTCCGGCCTTTTGGTCAGCGCGCCGCGCAACTCGATGAAGATGTCGGCCGCGTTCGCCTTCTTGGCAAACACATGCGTCTCGTCGATCATCGTCCCCACGGCCTTGCTGCCAGTGATAACGTCAGTGTCGGCCGCCTTGATCTGCAGCGTCGCGCCCGAAACCCTGTGCGTGATCTTCTTGAGGTTGTCCTGAACCTGGAACAGCTTCGTGAGCTCGGGATCGAGCTTGATCGTGCCCTTCGCTTGCCGGTAGGCGATCGTCGCCACCTCGATCGTCGGCGCGATGAACAGATACTCGGCCTCGGGGCGCCTATTGCAGATCAGGGCGGTAACCATCACCGCACCCCCGTTCGAACTCTTGCTGTTCCCCTTCGGAATGAGCTGGAACACCTCGCTGATGTGCCGCGTATTGGTTGCGGGATCGTAGGAACCAAACAATGCCGCGACGATCGGGAAAAACCACGGCCCGCAAACCTCGCCCATCGTTGGCGTACCGATCACGTCCGGCAGCCGCAGCCGCTTGAACACCCGTAGGGCCTTCGCCGCCTCGGCCGGAAACAGCGGCAGCTCGGGTACCAGCGAGCGGCCGGCAAGTAACCTTTCTTCCCAGTCGACCACCGCCGTGTCCCACGACCGCGTCAGCATCAGTTAGCCCGGCCCTCAAACTCCAGGTCGCCAGACCACGCCGTGCCGGCGCCCGCGGTCTCCGCAGCCTCGGCCTGCAGATCCTTCTTGCCCCTGGTGCTGTCCGCCACCCGCGGATGGCAATACGGGGCCGCTGCCATCGCCATCCGGTCCCGCCGGACCTCGTCGGCGGTTGGGTCGTTCAGCACCAACAGCATGTATTCCAGCGGCTGCATCTTGGCCGCCTTGGCGTCCGCCACAATGTCCTTCGGCACCGGGTTCGGCGCCTTGGCCTTGAGCCGGGGCCGTCCGCCTTGTGCACGGTATCCACCACTTGGAATTTTCTGCTCCTGCGGTTGTTGGAAGAAAATTCTACAGATTTAGCAAATTGCTAGAAAAATTGTGGGAATGCG